GGTATTGATGCCCCACTCGCCAGCCGCCTGTTTGAGAGCGGCAATCGGACCCTGCGGGGATGTGGCAAGCAGCTCACCGAGACGGCCAACCTTCGCCAGTTTGGCGCGGGCCTGCATGCCGGCATCAGAGAGCGCGGCGAATGTCTCGGCATTCTTCTTGTCGAGGTTTTCGTAGAACTTGTCACCCTCGCCCATGTTTACAGTGGTCGATGCCGCGCCGGCTTTCTTCTGGCTCAAGATCCAGTCCTGAAGTGTGCCGGTAAAGCCCTGCGCCTTCGCCGCCTCATATTCGCGCATGTCGTCAGTCGGACGATTTTCGTTCTGCCGGCTGTCGTAGATCGGCTTGTAAGTGCGTGGGTCAAGCAACACACCGCCGACCTCAATCGGCTTTATTTGCGGATTGCGCATCTGTTCAAGCTCAAGCTGCGCCTTCTCAAGGCCCATGCGATACGCCGGGTCTTGCTGCTGAAGCTGCTGCTGAATGAGCGCATTCACCACAGCCTTGGCACCTTCCGGCGCGTAGGGATCGGCGGCAAGCTCCATCAGTTGGCCGATGGACGGTGCGACTTGAGGCTGAGTGCGCGGCATCTGGCCAGTCAGTGCCTGCGCAACGGCCTGCTGCCCATTCGGCGCGCCCTGTGTCGGCATTGAAGCGCCACCACCGAGCAATCCGGCGATCTGGCGAAGAATAGGCGTGTCCGTCTTTTGAACGGGCGACTGGCCTCCGTAGAATGCAGCCGTTGCGGCAGGTGCAAGCGTAGCGCCGGCATTGAGGCCAGCGGCAGGGCCGATTGCGCCCGTAGCGGGATCGTAGTTCATGCCGGCCGTGTTTACCGGCTGTCGAGGCTGCGGCATGGGCTGCTTTCCTGCCTGTGTTGGTACCATTGCGGCGGCTGGCTGCGGCATCAGGTCGGGATTTGTGCCCATGAGCGCGGCGGCAACTTCGGCCTGCGGGTTAGAAGCGCGCGGGTTCGCGCCGCCAGGAAGGTCCCAACTATCGCCGGGGATGACTTGGCCATCTGCCGGCGCGTAAGCCATAGCGTCGACCGATTGAGCGACAGTCGATCCGTCGCCGCCCTTCTTAGCCGCCCACTGCGCAAAGTCTCCGGCTGTCATATCGGCAAGGAATGGATTGGCCTTGATGACCGCGCTAGACACAAGCGAAGTCATAGGCGTTTCAGGCGGGGCGGTCAGAACACGAGGCGCGGAGCCGGCACCAAGAAAGTGAGCCGCATAAAGCGAACCGCCACTGATCGGCACCCCCGAGTTTTTCAGAATCTCGGCATTGTCCAGCGTGAACGCCTGCATTGCCAATTCCTGCTGTGCCGGGTCCATCCTGCCATCATCAGTCAGGCCAAGCGCCGGGTATTTCTTCATGAGATCCGACCACGTTCCGTCCGTAAACTGGTATAGGCCGGAAGCGGACGAATTCGGGTTCTTGGCGTTTGGATTGCCTCCACTCTCAGAACCGCGTGTTGCAGCGAAGTAATTCTGAGGAATGCCATTCACAAACCCGGAAGCTATCGGCGAGCCGTCAGGAGAACCAGTCATGCTAGGCGGGACAGCCGGCGAGCCCGTTCCTGTTGAACCGACATAAGGAGAGCCGCCAAGCGAAGGCGAAAGCGCTGCAAACTTCTGCTGCCAAGCGTCCTGCCCGGCCTTTTCAGCCTGCCCAGCGCGGTACTCCTTGAATGCGCCAGCGGCGGCATTGGCAACGCGGCCAAGACCTTCCAGCCACGAGCCTACGGGCGCGTAGCTGCTGCCTTCCTTCATTAGAGATGCCGCAATCGCCCGCTGCTGCGCTACCTGTTCCGGGGTAAGCTGAGCGCCGCCCTGTCCCCAGATGAATGCTTGGGCCATCAGAACATCCCCTTCAACAAGCCGAATAGGCCGGGGCTTTGAGTGATGCCAGTATCAAAGCTCGCATCGCCGTATGAAGCGCTAGGAACCGTCGTCCGACCAGAGTTGGCGAGCGCGTTCGCCACAGCCGTAGCCGGGTCCTGCTGTGCCATTTGCTGGTTGTTCATGTACGCGCCAGCGGCGGCCTGAGCCAACCTGCCCATGCCTTCCATCGTGCTGCCAACCGGGGCCATGCTTGAACCCTGCTGGCGAAGCGCGGCGATCTGTTCCGGCGTCATCTGCTGGCCGTTAGGGCCCCATACGAAAGGAGACTGCATCACCTCACCTCCGCATAGAGAACCTTGAGATATCCGCTCGGGTCCATCACCACGGCTTCAGGCTGCTTTTCGGCAAGCTCCTGAGCCATAACGCCCATTTGTGGGGTAAGATCGCCGATGAAGTTATAAACGTAGATCGGCGTTCCGTTGAATGTTTCACCAACCTTGCGGATGTTTTCCTTCAGACGCCTGTCAGAAAATGCAGAAATGCCAGCGCCTAGGAGACCGAATAAACCTCCCATAGCAGATCGGCTATTAGCCAAGTCCGCTTGGTACTTCTGGTTAACGAGGCCGGTATAATCCACGCCAGCGACCGGCGTCTGGCTGGTTGCGCTTGTTGCAGTATTCGGCCCCGTCACCTGAGATCCGCTCATCAGCGCCGAAATCGTATTGATCGGCGCGTTGTACGTGCTCAGCGCCTCGTTATAGGCCTGCTGGCGGCCGGTGAGGGCAAGTTGGTTGAGCTGATCGGTGTTGGCGTTGGTAAGCCGCTGCATCTCTGCATTCCACGCGGCAGAGCCTTCGCGGATGCCCTTCGCGGCAAGGGTCGAGCGAAGCTGGTCTTCGTTCTGCTGCTGCTGCTGGAGAATACGCGGGGACGCCAGATCATAGGCCCACGTCTCAGCCGAGTTGTTGTCGAACGTAAACGGCTTGTCCAGGTACTCATTGAGGAATGCCGACTGATCGTTAGCGATGGTTGCTAGATTGAGCTGCGCGCCTTGCGTTTGGTCTAGGACTGCCTGCTGAGCATCACTCAAAGCCGTGGTCTGAGTATACTTCGGCGTTCCATCCGACCAAGTACCGGTCTGAGTGGTGGTTATGTTGCCGTATGGAGTAACGTAGTCAACGGCGTTGAGATTTGCTTGCGCAATCGCCGTTTCCTTGTTCATCTGACCCTGTGCGGCGGCGGTAGCCTCTGGCGAAGGCGGTTCTGGTGTGCTCACCATATCATTAACCCTTGACTATGCTGTTGCTGTGATATATCAGTGAACATCCAGTTCAAGGAGACGCGGCGATGGGCGGGAACATTCGGAGATTTTGGAGTAAAGTAGACCGAAAGGGGCCAGATGACTGCTGGGAATGGCTTGGTCATCGTCATGTTCGTGGCTATGGGATTTTTTTGGTGTAACGGGAAAAATGAGAGAGCCAACAGGATGGCCCTCATCTATTCCGGGATAGAGCCAGCCGACGATTCTCTTATATCCCTTCACTCCTGCGATAATCCTCCATGCTGCAACCCTGCGCATCTTCGCTGGGGAACAAATGCGGATAACGCCAATGACAAAGTGCTTCGCAAGCCCGCCAAGGGTGAGCAGTCCCATAATGCGACTATAACCAACGCAATCGTCGCTGAGATTTACCGCCTGCGCCTTTCCGGAAAGACCAGCCCCGAGATTGCCGAATCCCTCGGTCTCACCAAGACGCTCGTGATGAACATCTACACAGGGCGCGCTTGGAAGCATCGGCTGGGCGTTGACGGGAACCCGACGATTGATGAACTTCGGGCGTCCAAGCCAAGCAAACCTCGTATTGCTCACAACAAGGTTGTTACCGATGACATGGCCGATCAGATCTTCAGATGCCGCATGGATGGGTTGACGGCCAAGGAGACTGCGGAGAGATTGGCCCTGCCGCTGGGAACCGTATCGCCGATCTACTGTGGTTTGGCATGTCGCCACCGTCTTGGTGTTGACGGGAACCCGACATTCGATGAGCTTCGCAGCGTTATCGCGATCCCGAAGAATCTTGTTCTTCTTGATGACGATATCCGCGAGATCATTCGCCTTCTCAATGAAGGATACACGGGCAGGAGCATAGCCGAAAAGTTCGGCGTCAGCACCGCAACCATATCCAACATAAAGAATGCGAAGCGCCGATGAGGCCATCAATTCGTCTCCACTTCGATTAGATCGTAGAGAGGCGGAACATTACTTTCCATCCGTCCTAATCTACGTTCCCAATCTTCCTTCAGAATACCGACCAAGACACCGTCCCGGCCAGGACCGAACTGGTTGCGCAAGAGACCTTCAACCTCACCGCCAAGACGTTCCGCGTATCGGACAATCGATGTCTGTTCGGTGATAACTGTCAGCCTGACGCAACCAAGGCTCTGATAGGCATAATGGTGGATAACCGCCAGGAGGCCCTTCGTCCATTTTGTGCCGCCAATGGTAACATGAGCGTCGAATCCGGTCCAGACATTGATTATCACTCCATTGACGATAACCCCGTCTATCTCCGTGCCGATTGCGACATAAGGAGGAGTCGGCTTGCGGCCAAAGATATTGTAGACGAAATCCGCGACACCTTGCCCCCTCACATATCTAACGCTCATCGCATCCTCGCGAACTCGCCAAAGTGTGCTTTAGAGGCCTCTCTATATGCATCAGCCGCTAGCTCTTTCGTTTCAAAAAGACCAAGGAAGCGGGAATCTCCACCTATCGTTATTTGAGCGAGCCATTTCATCTTGTTCCTATCCCAACATACTCCCTTGTACCCGCTCTTATTGTCAGACCGCACTCCAGCGTTCTGCATGTTTTCGGATCTAGTTGCTTCTCTTAAATTCTTCCACCTATTGTCGGATCTATTCCTGTTTCTATGGTCAATCTCGTCTTTAGGCCATTCGCCTGTGACGATTGCCCATATGACTCTATGTGTTTTATAAACCACTCCATGCACAGCGCCCTGAAGATACCCATTCCCATCCGCCGTTTTGAATGCCTCTGCCCCAGCATAACGCTTATTCCACGTCAGTGCATACCGCTTATCCGGGAATGTATCTTCTGGCCTAGGCAACCAAAACAGCTTTCCGGTCTCCGGTTCATAACGCAGCAGCTTGCGAAGTTCTTCAGGCGTCGGTATATTCTTGTCTGTCATGGCGTTCTCTCCACGCTGTGATTTAAGGCGGGTTGAGCGTTACAGCGCTCCCCGCCTTGCTTATTATGCCCCATAAAGGACCGGAACTAAAGCTCTAGCTAACTATCTGCGCTACCTGATAGGTCACATCGCTTTTGATGATCTCAACATCGAGAGGCACGGTTGCGCCGCTCGTGACCTGAAGACTTGGCGCGAGAGCATAGCCGGTTCCTCCGACAGAGTGCCACTGCATCTGCATGATCTTGTCTTGAGGGCTAGACCATATAGACGCATCCCATGTGGCTGCATCCCAGACCGGTAGGCCAGTAATGATGGAATCGTCTGGCGGGTCCGACAGGTAGCTGTTGAAATCGAACTGGCAGCTAACCGACTCGTTGACAGCGGCACGAGCGCGCAACGTATGACGGGCCATCTCGGCAATCTTCAGCGAGGCAGGCTCACCCATGTCGTTGAACAGCGGCACGTACTTGCCGATGTAGCTGACGCCCTCGTCAGCACCGGTTACGTTGGCTTGCACCACACGTCCGGCCGCAGACCCGAAGTAAAGGCCGCCTTGGAACACGCATAGGCAACGAGCATCCCATCCTGTGAACGGTGCCCATGCCCCTGTTCGGGCATTGGCAACGAACACGCGGGGCGTTTCTTCCGTGGTGTAGGCAGGTGCCACCACCATCATTTGACCGTCAGGCCAGAGCGTGCACGCCCAATTGCCGATGCGGATGCTGACGGCTTCGTTCCATGCCTCTTCGATAGGATAACTGACCGCTGCCGGCGAGAGAGCAGCCACGTCGCGCTGTACGGCTTGTGAAACGGGGATCATGCCGATCTTGGTCGCGATGATGATGTCACCTCCGGCCCTGATCCACGCCTTTGGCCCGAGAGGGTCGCCAATGCGATAGAGACCGACCTTGGACCACGACGCCGTGTCATTCGGCGATAGGCCCTGGTAAACGGCAACCTCGCCTTCAGACGATACAAAGATGCACTGCTCTGACAAGCCACCCTGTGCGCCCGCATCAAGAGACCACGTCTCGCCAAACACCAGCGTACCGCCGCGAGGCATGACACCGCCGAGGGGAAAAAGGTCTAGCTCACCTCCGACCTGATCGACAGGCAGGTACCAGACGTTGAGGCTTTCCTTCTCGACGAAATAGAGCCTCTGCTTATAGTTCCAGACGCAGCAGAGATCCGCCGTCGTCAGCGTTGAGCCAACCGGAAAGGTGATGGACGCTGCGGTGAACGTCGTCCCGTCATAGAGGAAAGCCGGGTCAACACCATTGACGCCGACGAGGAACACACCGCCAGCCGTTGAGAACTGAACCACAGACCAGTCGCCGCCTGTTTGCGTGCCGAGAACTACCGTAGGAGTCCCACCTACTGTCACGTCATAGATGGCGCTGGCATTGGCTGCGAATAGCTGTTCTGTCCCGCCTGACGAGTAGGTAAACATCGCCCAGACGATATCTTCGTCGTCCGGCAGTGTGGCATGAAGCGACGAACCGCGCCGAAGCGTTGCGCCGGTCGCGGTCGGAAACCAGTTTTCGAGAAGCTCAGCACCCTGCGGACCGTCCTGCGGGATAGCCAGGGATCGGTTCTTGATCCAGCCGGCGACAGGGGCAGGGAATGAGCCAAGCTGGCTTGTACGCTTCTTGGGCTTTGAAGGCGGGCGGAATACCATTGGTCAGTGCCCCAACTCAAACGGCCAGCCTACCGGCACATTGCCAAACACGCGGCCGCCCTTGCGAATGACGCGAGAGCCATTGTCGCGGCCAGAGGCTTCCGAGAATGCGAATTCGAACGCCGTCTGTTCGTCGGACGTGTCCAGCTTCTTCATCTCGCGCCACTTCCACAGAAGTCCAAGCGTCAGCAACCGCTCGTCGAGAACGAAGCTGTCAGAATCCGTCGTGAAGGCTTCCTTGAGCGAGTTGTCGTTGGCTCGGGCATAATACTTGGAAACGTACGGGTACTTTGCCACGCGGCCATCTGACGGGGCAGGGTAGAACTGGAACTCATCACTGAGAATGATCCAATATCCGGGTAGGACGGCGAGATAGCGCCCGTTCTGGATTTGTGTCCACTCGTTCAAGTCACTGACGTTGGTGTAGTTCCAGAACCATGTATCAAGATCAGACACGGACGAACCGAGCGACATGCGGTCAAAGTCTGCCGGCTTGGCAAAGCTGGTTGTCGTGCCGTCTCCCGTGATCGTCGCGAACTTGGTGAGAGCCTGCCAGTCGTGGCCGCCCGCGATATCATGGGCGAGATCATTGACAAGCTCCACCATCTCCATTTCGAACGTGCCTTGCGACGAGAAGAACGTTACGGGCTTCTTGCCGATTAACCGAACCGCCGCGCTCTGCATCGCCGCAAGGATTGTCATTCTTCAGGCTCCTTAAGCCGTAAGCTCTTTCGCCATGCTCACCAGCGTCTCATGCGACGGATTGCCGCGAGGCTTGCCGGCACCGGACTTCTGAGCGATCCATTCCTTGAGATCGTCATCCGCCATGGCCTCGAAGTCAAGATCGGCCTTGCGCAATGCCTCGTCGATTTCCTTCGGCGTGGATTCCTTCTCAGGAATGGCGATCATCGCCTTGAGCGCGGCAATCTCAGCCTTCATGGCGTCGATCTCGGCCACGGAAGCACCAGACTGCCGGCTACGAAGATACTCCGTCGCCATCTGCTTCAGCACATTCGCGTGCATCCCAAGGCTGCGAAGGTTCTGGCCTTCGAGGCTGGCAAGCCCTTCGATGCTGTAGATCTTGAGAGCGCGGCAGAGAGAAAGCTGCGAGGGGGTGATTCCCTGACCGGAAAGGTTCTCCAGCGGCGTACCGGACGCCATCTGCTGATTGCCTTCCATGAAGGCGCGGTACTGATCAGGCCAGCGCTCGGCATATGTGATGATGCGATGACCATCACGCATCCACTGCGCATCGGCAGGGAATACCGGGCTATAGAGCTTGGAGCCGCCGATGCGGACCTCTACGCCGACGAAGGTTTCCATGACGGCATGGCCTTCACGCTCGGACGCGTTGACGTTCTCACGCGTGAAGTACTTGAACAGTGGGGTTACCGCTAGATCGGTAGTGTCGATGGGGACAGAGAGAGACATGGTGTTTTCCTGTGGTGATATGAACATACAGTATAAAGCGAAAGAGGCGGCACGTATGCCGCCCCTCGTCTTGTGTCTGAGCCTTACGGGGCGGTGCCCTTAGTGGCCCAGAAGCGGTCACCCGTCGCCATGTCATAATTGTAGACAGTCGAAGGCGGCGCATACCAGCCACCTGAGCCGGCCGCTGCCGTCACGTTGTCAGCACCGGTTACGGTAATGGCAAGCTGCGTGCCCGGCGACGTAGCCTTTGTAATGGCCGCAGAGGCCTTCACCCACATGCGCTCACGGCCATCAGAGCCGAAGCAGATAGTTCCAAGCTGCGGGGAGCCTACGCGGTCATATGAAGACCCAGAGGCGGCAGTAACAACCTGTTCCACATCCGGGCCAAGCTGCGGAGTAATCCTGAATACCATTTTCGTGTTCTCCTTAAGCCGTGACCAACCTGATCATAAATAGCGGATTCTCGACGACCATCTGGCCAGACCACACGATACCCTGTGCAATCGCATCCTGATTCACCGGGCGGATACCGTCGCCAGGATGGAACGGGACGAACTCCTGACCGGGGAACGTGTAGATGCTGAGCGAGGACGTATCGAGGCCGAACGCGGTGTTCGCGGGCATGACGTTGCCAACGCCACCAGCGGCGACCAGATCGACGAGACCGGCCGGCGTGTGGTAGGCAAGGCCAGCGTAGCCAAGGCGCGCAGAACGCTCGGTTGCAATGCGCTGATGGGCAACGAACGAAGCCGAGACAGCCTGATAGCTGTTGGCATCGAAGATCCAGAGATCCGGATACTGGCTGTTGCGCGAACGGTTGAGCGTGATCCGCTCGATGATCGGGCGAGCCGTGGTCGAATCCCAGGTCGTGCCGATGTCACTGAAGTCGGTGGACACCGTGTAGGTGGTGGTGCGCCAGTTGGCGACCTCCGCACGGTCAATGCCGCCATACGTGCCGGTATTGGCAACGATGGGGATGGCGCCGCCGAAACCGATCATCTGCCGACCGCCGTTGGCCGTTCCGTCACCGACGATGGCGGTTTCAAACGCCTCGCGGGCCGCCTTTTCGGCAGACTGCACGTAGTGCTGCATCAGATCGATGACTTCTTCTTCACCGCGAGTGTAAAGAAGCTCGGTGCCATTCAGCGAGAACGGGGCAACGACACGCGACCAGTTGAACACCGCAGAGTTGAGCAACTCCTTCGGGGTGAACTGGATGATATCGTAGCCAGTGAACCACTGTGCAGTCAGCTTGTCGAACTCGACGGGAATGCGAAGCTCCGGGCCGCCGGCTCGCTTGGTCTGAATGCGCCCCTGGTCGCGGAGAATGCGCGTCAGAGGCGTGGCGCTGTAGACGATGTCCTGGATGTCTCGCGACCGCTTCGCGACTGCGGCGGTCAGGAGCTGCCGGTACTGCCGGTCAGAAGTGATTGCCATTTTTCACAACCCTGTGGTTATGCGGTGAGTTTTCGCATTTCCTTGCGAAGCATCTCACGCAAGTCTGTTTCCCGATCATCCGTGGCAGTGTCCGCGCCATTGCTTGGGGCTCCACGGACGGATTTCTTGCCAGCGTCAGGATTTACAGGACGGGCTGCTACTTCGGAGTGAGTTTCGTCAGTGTCTTCCGGCATCTGCTGCATTGAGGCGCGACCGCCAGCCATGCGATATGCTTCCGAAAGCTTCTGTTCGTAACTCAAGCCTGAACCGTATATACCATCAATCACCTTGCTTTCCAAGATGGCTTTGATCTGTGGTGCAAGTTGTTCAAAGTCTGGATGCGACTGAGCGAAGCTGTTGACCACCGGAACGACGGTCTGCTCAGTCTTCATCGCTGCCAGTTCTTGACGAAGGGCGGCAATCTCTGGGTCTGGCTGGCGCTGTTGCGGCTGCTGCATCATCGGCTGCGCTGCCATCTGCTGGTAAGCCTGCGGGCCTTTGCTGACGATGTGCTGTGCCACCTCGTAGAGGCTAAGCGGCTGGCCGTCAGGACGGCGCGGGCCTACCTCGCGCAAGATCATGTCCAAGCCGCTGATTGGATTGGCCGCGAGCGCACGCTCGACAGCTACGACCTTCTCAAGGCTCTGGCGAAGGTCGCGGCCATTGGTCCGGGCGATCTCGTCAAACTGGCGGAACTGCTCGTAACGCTCGTGGCTCTGACGATAGCGCTGCACCTCTGTGTCACGCTCCTGCGACAGGCGGAAAAGCTCAGCCTTGACCGGGTGAGGCACGTTGTCCCACTTGGCGCGGGCTTCAGGCGTGAAACGTTCGGCCACGACGGAATAGCGACGCTTCTCATTCTCGCGCTGAATTTCTTCCTGAGTGCGCGGACGGCGAGACTTTTCCTGTTCCTGCTCGTCCGCCTTCTCTGGCTGTTCGCCGTCCTGCTCGGCTTCGTCGCCGTCGTCGCCTTCAGTCTTTTCGGCCTTGGCAAACTTGCCGTCATTGGCGCGGGCGCGGTCTGCCTTGGCTTTCGCCTCCGCATCCTTCTCGGCCTGTTCCTTTTCGGAGACCTTGGCCTTGGCGTCCTCGCTGGCCTTTGCGGCCTTGTCCTTGACCGCTTTCTGTTCGGCCGCCTCTTCTTCATTGAGGCGCTTCGCCTCTGCCGTCAGAACGTCAGCGACGGACTGAGGCTTGTAGTCGTCTGCGCCCTTGTCCTTGATATCGGCAATGACAGGAGCGCCACCGCCAAGGGCCATTGCGCCGGGGGCGGGTTCTAGAATAGTGCTGTTACCAACAAGATTCTCGTTCATGTTTTTCAATCTTCCAGTGTGAGGACTTCCGGCAACCTGCCGGCTTCAACGTCTGCTTTGGCTTCCTGAATGTCGCGAATGAGCTTCCCTTCGTCGGGAACAAACTCGCGAAACTCCTGCTTTTCGTTGCCGATCTCGATGAAATCAACGCCGTGCGGGTTGCCGCTGGCGCGGTGAGAAGCGGCCAAGTCGCGTTTGGACGTGTACCACTTCCCATCTGCGCACGACTGAACTGGCTCGGAGAAATCAAGAATCAGCATGGGCGTAGGAAGGTCAGAACGCGCCGAGGGGCTTTCGTCCCTGACGCGCCTGTAGACCTGCCGGCCATTTCCTAGATCATACCAGCGATATGCCATGCGTTACGCCTTCAGGGCGGCAATGATAGCGGCAATCTTTGCCCTGTTTTCCATGCAAAATTCCAGAAGCTCGGCGACGGTAGGGGTTGCCGCATTGGCAATCGTCGTTGCGCCGTCAGGCGTCGGTAGAGTGCCGGTGGTCGCTGTGGCCGTATTAGCTGCAAGAGCTGCAACTTCTGTCTTGGCAGCGACGGCCGCCTTAGCAGCGGCATCGAAACCGATAGCCGTTCTGGCAGTTGCAGCATCAGCGCCAGCAGCGATGACGGCAGGCTTCCCGGTGATGCTGGCCCACGCGGCGGTGCCGGCGGCGGTGCCGATCTGGGTCGTAACCTCTTTCGCGAGGGCTGGCACCATGGAGAGCATTGCGAGTCGGTCTGCGTTACTCATGGCCATTTGTCTGTTTCCTTGTGTTGGTAGGCACGTACATTATTTGGCTGGTGTTCGTTACCCCGCCTCGGCTGTGGCCGCCGCGTATTCGGCGTCGAACTCGGCGCGGCTCGCGAACCCCAACAGGTGGATGGTCTCCAACGTCTCAACCTTTGTCCATGTGGGCTCGATTTCCGGGCCGTTATAGCCAACATCGACATACCCCTCTGGATACTCGGCGGTGTTCACCGTCATCTCTATGGTCCCGGCGATGGTGCGCAGCGCCGGCAGATAATCCGGGGTG